TTTCTTCACGATAAGTGTATCTTACGAAATTAGGTCTGTGTGATAATCCCTCGGCTATCTTGATGAAACATCTTGCGATGTAGTCAGTAACTTTAGGAAGTTCTTTTTCTTTTGCTCTCGCTTCTTGTACTAAAACTGCATAGTCATAGACAGCTTGTGAGAACTCTTTATTATTAACATAATGTGCTTTATTTTTTGCCATTATAATTCCTCCATAATAGATTATATTATACCACAGTTTTGGTTGAATGTAAATACATTTATTTTCATATTAACTATTTACACATGCTTAAAAGTATGGTATAATAATATAGATATCCGGGGAGGGTAGAATATAGACTAATGTATAGTCTCCGGAACATCAGGTTCCGGTATATCGCCTTCCTCAGCATATCTGTCAATCAATTTTTGCTCATATTCCGCAAGTAGCTCTTCGTCTGAACGAGCCTGTTCCGGGATTTGAGTTTTCGTTTGTAGCGCCAACTTCACATAGCTTTCTTTAACATTATCAGATATTGGTACATGCTGTATGACATGTGTTTTCAATACCTTAAATAGTTTAGCTTCTGAAAATGGAAACCATGGCGCAAATTGGTAAGAGCCTAGAATATTATTAGACACAGTAAGTGGTCGCTCAAGAATCCAATTGTCGTTATTTTTCACTGATACTAGTGCAACGATTTCGTCTCCATTTACGAGTTTAAAGTGTCTTACGTTTAAGGCTTTTAAATCTTCCATATTATTATTTATAACTTATAATCAAATAACTTATAATTAAACTTCTCTTTACTATATATTTTTATTCTCTCGGCAGCGTGTTGTAATGTATAATTCTTTTTCGATTTCCAATGTAAATCATCAGCAATATCGTATACAGTAGTATTTATACCATCACCGCTCTTTCTTAATCCTCGTCCGATTGATTGTAAAACCCTAATCTGAGACTTAGATGGTGAAGCAAAGATGATATTATGTAAACGCTTAATATTAATACCTGTAGAAAAAGTACCCATGGAAGCAACGATAACTGCATCCCTTTGGGTCTCGGTAATCTCACGGATTTGTTCTCTCGTGTCGACATCTGTTTCTCCTGATACATAGAATAACTTTCTATTTCCTTTAATCTTTTCTTGTAATAACGAATGTAATGGTTTACCATGTTTCTCTACATATTGAAATAGTATTAATGTATTACCATCTTTACATGTTTCATTTGCCAAGTTAACTATAAAATCATTTCGCTCTTCATATCGTACTATAAAATCTAATTCATCTTGGTATTTTAAACCTGATACTATCTTACATATCTCATCACTATATTTCAATAAACATATCTTAATATTCAATTGTGATAAATCATTACTATCAATCAGTTCTTTAGTTGTGGTAACCTGATACACTGGACCAAACAATCCTTCTAATACTAACTGATGAGTTTGTGATCCATCAAGTGTACCTGTTGTACCTATACGATATTTCGCTTCAGTACATTTTTCCATTATGGCTGTTAATGATTTAGCTTTAAAGTTATGAGCCTCGTCACCAAGTACCATACCAAAGTCCAAGAACCAATGACCTGGTAATTTATATATCGATTGCCATGTGCTAATAAGACATCTTTGTTTTAATCCAAACTTTTCTTTACCTGAGTATATCCTATGGCAATTATCCGCTACATCCCAGCTATCTTTTTCTGAATAGTCAGCAAAGTCAGAATACATCTGTTCTACTAACGATGTGGTTGGTACTATTATTAATATGTTTTGATCATAATGATCTAAGAAGTATCGAACAGCCAAATATATGATTAAACTCTTTCCGGAAGCTGTAGGCGATAATAATAACGACTTGGTATTCGATAAACACTGCGAGAGTGCATCTAATTGATAGTTTCTGGGGGTTATATCACTTCCCTTCACAGAAAGGCATATTTCACTTAAAAAGGAATCTATGTCATGTGCAAGTAGTTGATTTACCGTACTATATTTTTCGTTATTTTCCTCATTTAGGGTATAGTTTCGAATTGTGCAAAACTCTTGTAAGTATTTGTATAAACCACAGTATAATGTTTTCTTTCTTTGGTCAAATAACCTTATCTTTCCGTCCCACATACGATTACGATATGCAGGCATAAATTTATAGCCAGGTACAAAGAAACAAAAATGTTCTGATAGTTCTTTTTCTATTGAAGGTTCGCATTGGACATGCATGAAGACTTCATTCTTCTTTTTGATAGTTATGGATTCCATGATTAGATTCCGCTAGTAAATTTTCTCCACTCAATCATGTTCTTAATATTCTGATGTCGCCATTTAATGTTTTCCATTATCTCTTTTAATGTAGAACAGGTTTCTTCAAGATAATCTATTTTAGCTTTAGCTTCCTGTATCACTGGATCTGAATCATAGTAATAACCCATGTCTCCTTTTAATACAGTAAGACCATTTAAAGGATCATAATCCCAGCCTTTTTCATCAATATTTTCTTTACTTAACTTGCCGTTATAGTGTAGCCATTTGTCTTTAAGTAGTACCTTAAAGTCGGCTTCTTGTTTCTTAAGTTTTAATCTATGCACAGAGTATATCTCTAAATACTTCGAATGTAATTTAGCAGACTCTCTCGAGGATTCATCAAGGTTCATTTCGTCAATAGTGGAATCTTTTTTCCACATTTCTAATATTTGTTGCAAATTGTTCATAATACTATTATACCACAGTTTTAATCAAATGTAAACTGTTATTTTATTTCAAAGTAAGTATAGCCAAATGTAATATCCACTTGAGCAAATTCTATATCGGATAGTTGTGTATTAAACTCAACCCCACTAATAGATGTAGGGAATACACCTTTGAAATGTATTTCCTTAGTAACATTATTATGTGAGTTCAATATTAATAATGTTGCATCTTCTTTAAAGTCTTCAGCTGATTGTTTTTGAGCAATGTTATGTAACCAATTAAATGTTTCAATATAGTTTTCCATATCTTCGTTTACATTAATCCTTAATGATAAATCATCGAATTGTAATCTATCACCTGTCACTGCAAGATTAACTCCTCTATGTCCAGCTTCAACCTTTGGAAGATTTACTGTTGGCAATGATGCACTTACGCAAAAGTATTCTAGGTTAGCGTACTTAGATGCGTTTATTTTAAATTGAAACCCTATTGGGCTCAAAAAGTTTTTGTTTGTAGTTAGTGTACTCATACTATTATTTATACATAAAAAAAGAGGGATCCGAAGATCCCCCTTAAAAAATAGTTATAAACTATCCTTATTCCATGATTCCATCAACTCTGAAGATTCTGAAGTATGGGTTAGCTCTATCAGTACCAGTACCGTTAGCAGCTACAAATGGGTTGGCTACCATTCCATATCTTGTTTTGAATCCAATTCTTGGTTGGAAATCTTGCTCACCCACGGCTTTAACCATTGTTAAAGGAACGTATGGGCAATAGAACATACCAGCATCGTATGGATTAGAACCTCTATATCCAACACATGCGAAATCAGTAGTTGCATAAGGATCTATATAAACTTTAACTCTGCCGTTAAGAACACCAGCAAATGTATTACCTGTGTCATCAACGTTTAAGTTTGCACTTAACGCAGGAGTGTAGTCTAATAAACCAGCTGCAGCTAAAGCAGAAGCTACGTCTGAAGAAACTAGTACAAAGTTACCTTTGCCACGTCTTGTTTCTTTAGCGATAATGTTTGCTTCTCTTTCGATTTGCATGATAAGACCTTTGAACTTCTCAACCATCCATCTGCCGTCACTGTCTGTTTCAACATCAAAAGCACCTTTAAGCGTAACGTTTGATTGTTTTGCGCCTAATTTTGCTTTTACTAGGATTGTTCTAATAAGCTCTCTGTTGATTTCAGCTAAGATTTCAGCAGAAAGAATATTTGCTAGTTCGCCTTCAGCATCCAATCCGTGGATTGCTTTAAGGTCTTGTGCTAATTCCATTGTGTACTCAGCTTTTAGAGCTCTTGACTTAGCAGTTACTGTAGATTTCTCTATTGAGAAAGCCATCTCACCAAATGTACCACCACCGGATGTACCGAAAGCTTCCATTGTTGCTGTTGCAACACCCGCACCATGAGTGTGAGTAGTGTCTTCGTCAGATAAATCTGAGTTAGAACCTGTTGCGTCTGTTACTCCGCCTAGACCTGTTGGGTCTGCTTCTTGAGTACCGGTACCTGAGAAAGTAGTATCAGCTTCATCAAATAAAGCTTCAGCACCTGCTTGTGTACCGTATCTTGATTTCATTGCAAAGATAAGTCCTGTAGGACCACTCATTGGCTGAACGCCAGCGATATCATATGCAATAAGGTTAGGCATTGCTCTTCGAACTAAAGAGATTAAAACTGGGTCAAAGTTTGCAACTCCACCACCAGCAACTGAGTTAACTGCTGCGGCTTCTGAAATCATATTACCTTGAGCCTGAGCTCTTTCTTCTTGTAGAGCAACTTCCTGGTTTTCTAACAAGCGAGCTGTTACACTCTTCTTGTATTGGTTATCAATCACAGGAGCACTATCATGCTCTAGGACTGGTCCCCATTTTTCCATAAGTTTTGCGTCTGCATTAAACATTTCTGTTTTCCCCTATATTATTACTTAGTAAATTTTGTTATAGCTTGTGTGTATTTAGCCATTTGATCGGACATATCAACTTCTTGATTATCTTCACCTAATAAACTATCTACTTCATCAACTGACTCAGTAACTTCTTTTGAGAAGTATGATTCTCTGACAACTGAAACTTTTGTTTCAAAGTTTTCTTTGTTATCAAATTCAATATCTTCTACTAAAGATGCTAATTTTTCAGCTTCTGTTTCAGCAAGCCCTGATGATTGTTCTCTAACTACTTCAGCTCTTTCGTAAGATTGAACCTTGTTGTGTAGTTCGATATTATCATCTGTGGTTTTATTTAAAGTTCCTTCTAGCTCAGTAACTTGCTCGTTGAGCTCGTCAACTAAGTCGACTTTACCTTCTGGTACTTCGATGTAGTGTTCTTTGAACACACCTTGTAAAGAATTCATGAAGTCTTCAGCAATTTCAGTACGTAATCCGTTCTGTATTGCAACTTCATTTTCTTTCATCCAATTTTCGACTACATAGTTAAGGTATGAGTCTACCTTTTCTACGAGTGAATTTTGTAAGTCAGATACTTCTTCTTCAAGGTTTTGCGCGTATTCGCTTTCTAGTCTTTCGACTTCTGATGTTAACTTAGATGTTAATACGGCTTCGAATATAGCACTTGCCTTTCCTCTGAAATCTTCAGAAAGTGTTGCTTCCTCTTTAACCAATACATCTAAATCCTCTTCGAAATCAACAGATTCTACTTTAGCCTTAGCCTTTGGCTCTGCAGCCTTTTTGACTTTCTTTAAAGCACTATCTACTGATGCGATAGATTCTTCTTCAGAAGTTTCGTCAACCTTAGCCATTTTGGCAAAAAGTTTCTGCGCGTCTTCTTTCCTAGCTTTCTTAAGCATATCTACAGCAGCTTGAATTACACCAGCTTTAGTTTTTGGAATATTAACAGAAGGAGTTTCCTCTTTAACAGATTCTTTCTCTTCCTCTTCTTCTTCCTCTTCCTTATCGCCGTGCATTTCTTTCTTAGAAGCTTTTTCTTCAAGTTCTTCAGTTTCCTCGTTTACTACAACGTTCTCTTCTTCTGAACTCTCCTCTTCTGAGATTACTTGCTCTTCTGTAGCTATGTCTTCTGCTAGTTCATTTTTAATAGCGTCTTCTGACATAATTATTCCCCTATTTTTGAGAGTTTAGTTTAGAGAGGAAATTTTTAAAAGCTCGAATTTCTACCTCTGGGAGGTTTTTACTCGAAGTACTTTTTATTTCAGTCTCAATTAATTCAATATCTTGTGGCTTAATGATTCCATTATCCCATACCCATTCAACACCCTCCATAACTCCATTCACAAATGCGGACGGAGCGGATGGATCTTGAACGATATCAACTGTGGCTAACATAAAGTCAGACCCCACGTATTGGACACCATTCTTTGCTACAAGACTTCCCATACCACGACTTGATACACCAAGCTTAACACCGCCTTCGAGTAGACCTTCAACGATCTTACCCATAGGGGTTTTAAGAATTGATGCTTTTCCTACAACATCATTACCCTGCCAATGCAGATTATTGATTTTGTGCGAAACTTTGTCAAGGTTAACTGTTGGACCCTCAGGATGATTTAACTCACCAACAGCTCTCCCTGTTTTAACTTGTTCGGTCACATACTTCTCAACAGCTCTTTCGAGAGTTTTCTTTTCGTATATGCGACCATTTTTATTCTTTTGATTAGATTGCATAAAGACGCCTTCGATGAAATAATCTTTTCCACCGTCTTTTTTGGCCTCACATATAATATCTAATTCTTGGTCTATGTGTTCAGTAATAAGTTTCATATTACTCCTGTTCTTCTTTGTTCCTCTGAATCAAAGTAGATGCTAATTCGATTTTCTTTGCGTCTAATGCGTCAGATACTTTCTGACTTATAACGCCGTCAAATTCTTTATTAGCTTTTACATTATCACCATCTTTTAAATGGTTAATTATATTTTCTACTGACATAATATTTATTCTCCACTATTATTTATATAATTCTTACCTTCAACCACCCTAGAATTCGTCTTCTTCAGGGTAAGCTCCGGCTTTTCTTTCTTGGTCTATTTGACCTTCCATTTCTTTGATATCATCATCGTCCATTCTAAGGATATTCTTTGTAGCCCATTCAATAGAAATAAACTTACCAAGATAATCCTGTACTGAACCTAATAACTCAAACCTTTCACGTATCATTTCTGATTGTTTTAGTTCGGAAAAATAGTTATCTTCAATAAAGTCAAATACTATCTTTTCTTTCCAATCCTTCCAATCGTCTTTAGTAATAATACCTTTTAACAATAGTTGAGTTTTAAGTAATTGCATAAACAAGTCTGAGAATCTCTTCCTTAGTCTATCAATAAACTTTTTAAACTTAACTTCGTCTCTTGTTATTTCAGTGGTTCTACCTAAACTATATTGAGCCTCTTGCTCTAATCTATTCACTGGAACGTTTAATGACTTATATAGTTTCTTTTGGAAATATATTATATCATCAATCTGTCCAAGGTTTTCACCACCCGGTAATGTTGAAATCTCTGTACCTCTTCCACCTTCTCTTCTTGGTAGGAAAAAGTCTTCCAACATTGACATATGTTTCTTAGTATCTTTAATATCCCCTGTAGTAGCATCATAAACTAATTTGTTACGATACTGATTCATAATACCACGTAAGTATTCTTCTGCTTTACCTTTAGGTAAGTTACCTACATCGATATAAAAGATTCTTCTTTCTGGTGCTCTACTTATTCTGTATATAACAAGAGAGTCTTCCATCATTCTTAATTGGTTGACTGGTTTTACAGCCTTTTGTAAATATGATAGGATTCTTTTTCTTTGTGAATCCATAACACCTGATGTACAATATGCTATCGCATCTGGATATATTTTTACACCTTGGTTATATTTACCTAACTTGTTGTCTTGATACAAAAAGTATTCATCTATTTTTGTAATAACTTTAGCACCTGTTTTAGGATCATCTTTCTCTTCGACTTCCTTGACCTTTCTTAAATGTGCTGGGTCAATATATCTTAATTCTTTAATACCACCTTTTGTATTCTCACCATCAATAATGATGTGATATGGTAATCTTCCATCAACATACCATTTTCTAAATATGTCGTGTGAATATTGATTAAATCCTAATAGCGATAGCAGATGTGCAAACTCATACTTAACGCTTTCTTTTATTTTATCTCCTACTTCTAAATCGTCTAATACGATATCAACAGGAGCTTGGCTATGATCACCAACAATTGCTTCATTGATAATGTCTTCAATAGCCGCATCGCACTCAGGTTGAGTTGCGATATCTCTATATTTGTATATTAAGTCAACTTCGGTTTTGGCCTTATCGCCATCGATGTCAACATACGCACCAAAATGTCCACCAGCTTTAATTACGCCGGCACCGTCCTCTTCGGTCTTAGGAACAAACGAAGGTCTTAAAGGTGCATCCTTCGATTTTCTCTTTATTTCAAATCCAAAAAATTCTGCCATGTTTTATCCTATAATATTGGAGGGACTTTTGCCCCTCCGCTATTATTATTTATACTTAAGAAGTTGTGTTAGATTCCCAGTATTGTACTTGGAATTCTACAGTAAACTCTTCAATCTGATTTTCATTATCATATGAAACATCGATTGCCGCGATATTACTTGGGAATATTCCTCTGAAATCGTATCTCTTTGTTACGTTTCCAGCTTTATCCAATTGTTCTACAACAGCATCAGCCATGTAGTCAACAGGATTTACTATTCCGTCGTTATCGTTATGAGCATTGATACCATTACTCCATCTTTCGAGACCATTTCTTACTTCCATAGCTGCATCGTTAATTACAGTTACTGACCATGGTTCGAACTCTCTGTCGCCAGCCATCTTGAGTTTTCTACCTCTAAATGGTACTTCAATTAAACCAATAATTGAAGCTGGCATCTGAGCGCCTTTACACATGAATGATGTAAGTTCTACATCTCCTTGAGCGTATCCTGGAAAATTAAGAGTAACTTTAAAGAGGTTTGATCTTGCTCCGCCAGCTACCAATTTTGATTTAAAATCGTCTATGCCTAGTATTGCCATGATTTACCCCCTTATCCCGCAATCTCGGTGAATTCTGCACCGGATCTTGTTGCTACAAAGTTCAATTGAATGAAGTTAATAGACCTTGCAGGCTTGACATAAATGTCAGCTACAAATTTATTACTATCAATCACTTGACTTGTATTATTTGTTTCATCACACACGACTCTAAAGTCTGTGAGACCTCTTCTTCCTTTAACGTCTCTTAAGAATGGTTCAACTAGATTTAAGAACTGAGCTCTAGTGAATTCATCGTTGAATTCGAATAGTTGAGCTTCTGCTGCTGCACTAATTGATTTTTCTAATGCTACGAATAATCGTCTTACGTTAATTCTATCAAATGCACTTGGTCTATTTAATAGTGTCTTATCTCCAAACAAGATTGTACCTTGTCCAGGGAATGCCACTAGTGGGTTAACTCTAGCTTTGTATAATAAATCCCTTTCAGCTTGTTGTGGGTTATACGCTAGTTTAACTACACCTCTTAATACACCTCTGTTCTGTCCTGCTGGAGAGAACCATGCATCTGCAGTGTTATCTGTTTGAGCACATAGACCAGCAATATGTCCTGCTGCGCCAATATATCTATAAACATCATGATACTTGTCGTATACATATACAGCACTTGAGTCCATTACTCCATAAGAGCTTGACTTAACGCCGCCTGCATAAGTGACAACTGTTGATGCTCCACCGTTTACAGAGTCTGCAACTGGTGGTGATACGAATGCAACACAATCCTTTCTGTCAGCGGCTATATCTATAAGATACTCTGCCATTGCTTTAGAACCGTCTGCGTCCGGAGCTCCGAACAATAAACTGATATCTATTGTTGCTTTATCCTTTAATACATCAAAGCCTGCTTGGAGTTCGCCTTCGCTATATGCTGTTTCGTTTACTCCGCCAGTTAATGAACCACCTATTACAGTATCATGTGTATCGAATGCGGAACCGCCACCTGCTAGGGATGCTGTTCCATCAGCTTTCTTACCAGCGTCTGATAAGTCACTTGAATGACCGCCCCACCATAGGTAGTTTGATCTTGCATTGATTACATCTTTGTAAAAGATTGATTCACCGTCTGCTTTTTTAGCGTCTGATGCTTGTGACAAGAATTGAAATACTTCCAATACTTGACCTTTGGTACCACTAATTAATCCGTCTTCGTCTTCGACAATAATATGTAGCTCATCTCCAGTAATTCCATACTTTGCGGCATGGGGACTTGTTGATGGAGCTCCATCTAATTCAGCTTGCAATTTTGCTGACAATGCGGCGAAAGAAGTAGCGTTAGTTACAACATGGACTTTAAGAGAGTTTCCTAAATCCCCTGCGTACTTAGCACTAAATATTCCAGCCGTACTTAGAGCACTAGCTGACTTTGTCAAATAATCAGACTCATTCTTAATTAATAATGCAGTCCCAGAACCGACTCTAGCGTTTTTTAAATCTCCGCCAGAAGCTCTAACAACTTGTAATGCATTACCATATTTTAAGAATGATGCTGCGACTAAAAAGTGATGATAATTGGATTCGTCTGGAGTTGCAAATTTTTCAGCAAGTTCGTTTTCACTACTTACTAAACATGCTTCCCCTATCGGACCCCAATTAAATGCACCTGCAAATCCACCTACTGATGAAGATGTCACAGGTACAACATTTGTGGCGTCGATCTCTTTGATACTTACGCCGGGTGATACTTGAAATGCCATCGCTTTATCCTCTTTTATTTGAGTTAGTTAATATGTTAATCATAATACGGTTATATTCACTTACTATTATTTATACTTTTGTCTATTTCAACGGCTCAGTCTATTGTGTAATCGTCATCTTTAGCGGCAAAATCGCTAACCATAAATAATCTATTAGGATGTACACTGACTCTAAATTTGGTCATATCCTTACGATTAACTAACATTTCGGATGCTGTATCCTTCTCAGTTAATCCTATTTCCATTATATATTTTTTATTATTGAATGTGATTCCATGCTCTATTACAGGTCTTTTATCAAATGGTTCTCCACCTCTATTTGGTTCTGATATGTCAATTATATCACTTGTAAAGGTAATACCATTCTTTTTCCAAGTAACTGTATCGCCATCTATATCCATTTTGTCAACATGAAGCATGGTTGCTGAAGCGGAATTACCTGTATCAAACTTTGCTCTAATAAGGTTTTTTTCCATTCCGTCAAGTTTTATACTCTCAATATAACCAACTTCTTGTCGCATTAATGGCCTTCTATTATGATCATCACTAAACCATAGTAGAATATTGTCTAATATCTCAAAGTCTGATATCTTTTTAGTTTTCTTTCCTGTCTCTAAATCGTATCCCATAAAGTGTGATCTTATACCTGGGCTACCATTGACTTCTAAAATGTAAAATTTGTCCCCTACTATACAGTGATCTACTCCGACATATGAAGCTCCAGTACATCTAGCTGCTTCGATTACAAGAGCCTTTTCTTCATCAGACATATTATATGGTAAAGTCTCTGCTCCTAAGTGAACATTATTTCTAAATTCTTTTGATTCTTTTTTCTTTCTCTCAGCTGAACCTACTATTCTGTTATTAATAACAAGTGTTCGGATATCGGATTCTAATTTAAAAAACTCTTGTATTAATAAGTCAGCTTTAAATTTCCATAGTGATTGACATACAGATACAAGTGAACTCATATCGTTCACCTTTGATACACCAATACCTTGTGTACCTCTCAATGTTTTAATTATAACTGGGAACTTACCGCCAATCTTTCTATGAGCTTCTTCAATTGACTTAACGTTATTTACTATTGATGTTCTTGGCACAGGAATATTGTTTCTTTCCAATGCAAGAGTAGATGACATCTTGTTATCACATAATGACATTGTCTCTAAATCGTTTATAAGAAAGAATCCTATAGTCTGTAAAGAAGATATAAGTGCTTGTGATGTTAATGATTTTAAAGCTCCAGCTCTTACAAATATAATTGTATTTTTAACTGTTAAGTCTATTTCATTATCCTTTCCATCAATATTACGAATCTTTGCTGAACCAATATCAACATCACTTGATACCATATAAGCTTCATCAATATCGATAAGAGTATGTCTGACTTTATTCTTTTGACATACCTTCTCCATTAATTCTGCAAAGGTACCCTCCTCATTACCGAGGCCCATTATTACCACATGTAAATCCTTAGCGGGTGTTACATCTTCTGTTAAATATTCTGTGAATTTTTCCATTCTGTTTCAAACCATATGTTTCCGTCGTTGTCTCTAGTATATTTATTAGATTCAGATTCTCCACCTTCAATAAATCCAAAAGGTAGCATATCATCTTGTATAGCTTTAAGACGTTCTTTATATAACATATTCTTCATATCAATATTAGTTAATGATTGAAAAATATCCGTTGTTGTAAACCATGCAAAGAGTACAAGGTTCATCATTAAGTCATCATGATTAGGAGGTAAAGCCATCCATGAACTTCCCCTTGATACAAAGGTACTCATTTCAATAATAGTCTGTGAATCATGTATAAGTAATTTCTTCTGCTCAATTAAATCTTTTACAGATGAACAACCAATACGCTTTACTCTTCGGGTCATTGTCGCCCCTAAAGCATTGGCCTTAACTGTTGATTCTACAAACATATTCTCATATTCTAAATCATAATATAATCCATTACAGACCACACCTCCTTGGTCATTACTCTCTACTATAACATATGCATCGTTATATGTCTTAGCATATTTATATATTACATCAGGCATTAACATTGGTGATATATTATTATCTCTAAATGTTGCCACTTGTACAAAAGGAGTTTGTGTTACATCAAATATCGAAAAAGTACTATAGTCTTGTGCTCTACCTTTTGATACATCTACTGTCATTACATATTCATGGTCTTTGACAGGCTGTTCGTATATAAATATATTTTCTTTATAGAACTCTGGGTCTCTACTCTTTTGTGCCAATAGTACATCAGCTGATATAAGTGTATTACCTTTACCATGGAATGTATTACCAAACTCTTGATCAAATTGTAATTCCGAAGTATTCCCTACAGTTTGTCTTTTCCATTCTTCGTCTCTTCCTGGTACATCCCACCAATCTACACGGAAAGGTTTAAACTCATTTGTACCTTGTAAAGCGCCTTCCCATAGTTTATGATATACATTACCAATACCATTTGCAGTAGATGTGACAATAACTTTTGTATCTGTACCTGCTGAAACCACCGGATATGTTGATGTATAGAACTGAGCATCGTTTTCTACGAACGCAAACTCATCAAGGAATAGTAAGTTAATAGAGAGACCACGAATAGAACTACCTGATGTTGCTGCGGCAATGATTTTTGAGTTATTACTAAATTCTATTGACCCTTTATTCAATGCTTTACATCCAGGTTGTAAAAAGAACGGTAGGTTCTCAAGTGCTAGTGTAATCCTAGCAAGCATTTCTCTTGCAACAGCTCCTTTGTTAGCTAAGATAGCAATAGTCTTTTCTGGATGGAAACACGCATACCATAATAGAAATACAACTGATGATATTGATTTACCCGATTGACGACAAGCTAATACGATACTAAATCGATTATCTTTAAACTGTGAAAACATTTTTTCTTGGTAAGGATATAAATCAAATGGTACTAATCCTTTATCAAGTGAGATGACTTTAATATATGTTCGAGCGAAATAGCATGGGTCTTCCATACACTTGTGATATTCAATAACTTCTTCTTTTGTAAACGAAGACTCAACGCCATCTCTTTTTACAGATGGGTTGCCTAAATATCCAAATTCGTTATTCTTGAGCTTTTGCATCGATTACTTTGTCCTTATCTAATAACATTCTTTGTAAATCTGTTGTACTACCAACGAATACATTGTTATTAGTTACTCTTTTAGCCTCTTCTTTCTCATCTTTAGTTATATCTGCCTTATCTTTTTGCAGTTTCATGAGTTTCTCAGTAGTATCACCAATATCTTTAATAGTTTTTGATAAAACTTCGAACGCTCGCGGGTGTTCACTTTCTCTCGCAAGCTCAGCTAAAACATCTAAGGACCTAGTACCGGTTGTAATTAAATCTCGGTAGGTTCTTCTAGAAAAATCATAATCATCTTTCACATCTTTATCAAGCTTGATAGGTCTGTCCTTTAATGTAGTAGGAACATTCTTCTCTAAGTTTTTCATCATCTTATCTTTATCCATTATTCACCTTCAGTAATTGTAGTAGTGACTGTAAAGCTATCAGCTGTATCAGTGTTTCCTACTGTAAAGTCCATCTGTTCAAATGTTTCTGCTACATTTTCACTATCATGGAAATCTAAATTAACTTCTCTTATTATATCTCTATCTCCAGTCGGACCATAGAATTTCATCTTCATTACAAAATCCATTTGATATATTAAAACTCTTCTTTCTGTATAATCGCCTTCGTATTGGTCATCAATATTAACTGACCCTAATACGACTTGCACATCTTGTTTGTGATTAAACCCATCAACAGGTTTTATACTTACTGAATATTCTGGCTGAAAGAATGGTAATATTTGTTCTACGATTTGTAAACCATCATCTTGGTTCTTTACCATAATATACAATGACATATTAATATCATATGAAGTATAGTGTTTAATTGTTTTCTTTTTGGTAACATCACTTCCGTGTGTTTCTGATATTGTATTTCTTCTCTGTAATTTTGAATTAGCATCAAGTGCTAGACCTGTTATTTCAAAAGCCATCCTTGGCAACTTCATTGCAAGCGCAGCATCAAACCCAGTCTCTTGGTCTAACCTAGATAGGAATTTTTGTTTAGGGCCATAAGCCAATGGAACCTTTACTTGATTGAGTACACCACCGCCAGCTTTTTGTCTGATTACTTTTATATTATTAAATAATGTACCAAAGACCGCAACGGACTTACGCATAGTGGCATGATAGAAATGATCTCCAAACATTATGGTTCTCCAAATGGATTACTTTCACTGAAGTCCATAAACCCAGATTCAAATGCCTCAAAGGCTATATTCTCAGCTGCGCCATCAGTAATGAATGCTTCACCTGATGTATCGCCTAATCCATATATCTTAGTTATATTAACACTATACCCTGATTCATCACCTACTAAAGGTTGAGTAGCTGATACAATAAAATCTCTTGCATCATTAGAACCAGTGACACCTATATTTTGTAAATATAGTTTACCTACTGTATCTGAAACTTTATCTCTTGAAGCGACTTCTCCAAATACCACGATTGCTGGAGTATCTCCCACAGCGGCTACTTGAGTCTGCCTTAATACTTCTCCTACCTTAGGATGGTTACCACCTGTAACAGATACATCAGTTACAACTTGGAAACTACTTTCTGAAACCTTTTCATCAATAGAATCAATACCAGTTTCAAACTCTTCATCGTTATATTCAAATAGTCTACAGCTGAGTTTATAAGTAGGTAGGTTTGATAATTGATAGAATGGTGAGTCATCTTCGACGAAT